ACACTTGATGCTTTTAGAAGAGTGTAGATTGATTCTTCTTTAAGATTAAACTCTACATCTAATGATGGTAGTTTAATATCTTTTTCCGGAGGAGAAATAACTATACTTGGATCAGTATAATAGAATACACAGTTATTATTACCTTCTGATATAATTACATTAGTATCATTAAATGTTAATTCAGGATCATCAAACAAGTTAATTGCTCCTAAGAAACTATTCAAATCATATATAGCACAATCAACTGGGAATGTCTCATCAATCGCGATAGAAGCTAATATATTTTTTTCAGCTGATATTGTATTAAGTCTACTCTCCCCTGTTTTAAAAATAATACTTTGATTAATGGAAGAAACGTTCTTAATAGCTTCTTGGGTTGTTTTACATAGTTTCATATTAAAATCCTCATTAGTTATATTATATTATTAATCATACAGCACATTACTATATATGTTAACTGTTATTTTACATTAAAATCACAACATCGTTTCAGTTAAAACAGAAAATTGACCATCTTTTGTCACGTTGATATTTCTATTAAAATTACCTGCCATATCATCTTTATGAGATATAACAAATATATGTGATTTATCTTGCTCTCTGATAATATTTAAAAAATGCTCAACTCCAGTACTATCCATAGACTTATCAAGAGTCTCGTCTAATATTAATATATTAGTATTTGCGCTGTTTTTAACTCGTGCAAGTTCTCTAAATGAAAATAGAATAGCAAGATCAACTCTCAGCTTTTCTCCTTCACTAAAATTATTATAACCTGAAATTATTCTGCCATTCTGTGTTATAGTCTCGTTAAACGTCTCATCTAAATTCAATATCACATTAAATTCAAATACTTGTAAATATTTGTTAATTATACCATTAAGTACAGGAAGATACTTTTTAATGATTCTAGTCTTAATTCCTGAATCTTTTAACATAATCTCAATAACACTTAAATGATTAGCAGTTTTATTATATTTACTCAATGATCTCCTAAACAATTTTAACTCATCTTCCTTTAACTTAACATCCTCTTTAAGCTTAGAGTCATCTGTAATAGCATCTGATTCTTTTAACATCGTTATCAATGATAACTTCTGATCAATAATAGTCTCATTTTCAGATAACTTTTTCATATTCAACTCCATGACACTTAACATATCATTCATAGAATCAAGCACATCAACCATCTCAACTTTCCCCTCCTCTAACCTATCGATAACACTTTCACTACCAGATATATAACTATTTTTAAATGATTCACTTATAGACTGGGTGCATGTAGGACAAGTTCCATTAGCGTTATTAATAATTTTAATCATACTTTTATTTGATTTTATCCGTGCATCCACATCACTTTTAATGGATGTTAATTTCCGAATTTTACCTTTGATATCTGACGTATCAATTGAACTCAACTCTTTATTCTCGTTGTTGAGTTTTTTAATATCAGCATCAATTTTATTAATTTCTTCATCTAGCTTCTGTAATGACACAGATCGTTTCACATCATTATCATTAATATGTTTACGATTAACATCAACTTCTCTTTCTAATATATCATAATCATGTTGAGTAGATTTTACACTATCTTTTACAATACGGACATGTTCTTTTAACGTAACATTCATACTAGAGAATATTTCTATATCAAGAAGCTGTTCAATAACCTTTCTTCTATCATTAGATGATAACTGCATAAATGGGATATAATTACCTGAGCCTAAGACAACAATCTGTCTAAAACTCTTTTCATTCATACCAAGAACACTCTCTAACCAATCCTGTTGATCACGAACAGCAGCATCTTTATTACGAGGTTTTCCATCAACCGTGATATCAAACTTAGTAGGTTTCATTCCTCTCCGCACGATATAATTACGATCATTTACATCAAACACAATTTCAACTTCAGCTGCTTTGTTATTAATACGATTAATCAAATCAATGTTATTAATCTTTCTAAACGCTTTACCATATAAACCATAACACAATGTATCCAATAAACTTGATGATTTACCACAACCATTAGCTCCCGTTATTAGAGAAGTTCCGCATACATCTAATTCTATGGTAGTTGGAATATTGCCATACGATAATACATTTTTGAATGTTATACTCTTAAACTTAATCACGTCATAGCCTCTTTATACATTTTAGACAACAACCTCTTAATGGATTTTTTATCTGCAATAGTATGTATATCAGATTCTAATCTATCAACCCATCCCAACAAATACTTTTCTGTGTCTATCACTTCAAAATCAGCTACATCTACACTTATTACATCATCAGGTAACACTTCAATGATCTTAACATCAATCGATTGATCTATCAATTTATATGTAAGTAATTCAAAAGAGCTGTAATTCTCTCTTCTCTCTACAATAAGTTTTACTATTTTATCTTTAGGAAGATATTCTAATCCATTATTATATAAACATTGAGCATATATTGTATGAAGATTATCTATATAATCATGTTCTTGTGTTTCTGTATCATATACTACAAAACCTCGAGGATCATCATAATCAGCCCAAGTCATTTCATACGGAGCCCCTATATAATACACGTGACCATCATCTGATCTAGTGTGAAAATGTCCTGAGAATATTTTCTCATATTTGTTTAACGATTCTCTGGATCTAGCTGTGTACTGAGACTTAACACCTTTATTCATATAGAAACCAGCAAGATCAAAATGACCTCCTGCAATTCGGTTAGTCGAGTTTTTGATAAACTCCGCAACACTATCTTCATTCTCTGAGTTGATCCACGGAATTAAATCAATCCCCATCCACTCTTGTGGTACATCTACTATCATATCTTTATCAATTAATAATGATGGGGAATTAACTGATAATGTATCCCTAAAGAATGTATCATGATTGCCTATAATAAATTTACACTCATACCCACCCAACTTAGAAAAGAACATATCACGAGCTCGTTTCACAGCAGCTATATGGATACTTCTTCGATTATCAAAAAGATCTCCAAGATGAAGTATATGAGTTATTTTATGCTCTTCAAGATATGGGAAGAATAATTGTTCATAGAAACGTTGAAAATGATCTGAGAAAATATCAGAACCTTTTTTAAACCCAAAATGTGAATCAGTTAGAATTGCTATCTTCAAATTTTCTCCTTAAATATATTATTAATATGATTATACCACATAAAATGTTATATGTAATTATTATTTCTTAGGAGTAAATGAAACCCTAATCAACACCACGTTAATCCAACAACACCATCACAGGAACATATCGACTAGAGAAATGATTTTCTTGCATAAGATGAATTACTAAACAAGGTAAATGACACGTGTTAACTCTACGATTATTACTCTTCGTGTCTATCCATAGCATCATGCTCAGTATGGAACCGCATATCGTCAGCGTCATGAGCATCAAGGTGCATGAACATTGTGTTATCCGTTAATGTATCATACATCTTCGTCTTAATACGGGTATGCTTCTTCTCCTTCTCAATTCGACGAAGAAACGCTCTCCACACAGTAATGCTAATGTACGCGTACCCTGAATACTTCTGAGGTGCCTTCTCTTTATCATACTTGTGAATGTATTTTAATACATTTTCAATTGCATCCAGTTTCATCTCACTGAGCCATCCCCCAACTCTGTACCCTGAAAAATTCGGTCTATGTGACATCTTCTCAACAATCTTCATCACTGCTTCTGCTATATCGTGAGGGACAATAGGTTTATCTAAACCAGCTTCAGCCGCGTCGATGCATTCAGCGGCGTATTGTTCTAATCGGATAGATAGCGCCACATTATTTACATAGTGCCCTTTTTCTTTATCTGCTGCTATAGACAACTGACGTTTAGTTAACGGTTTCGCTTCAGATAAATCTTCACTCATAATGTAATCCTCATAGTTTAATTCTCTTCATTATACCATATATAGATCACTTTGTTAACTTCCTAAAGGATAAATAACTATAGATACACAAAAAGGATTAACGCTGAAACGTTAATCCCTTTCTAACACAACTAACTTCAAAGGAGTTAATAATGTATACATCTATTTATAGTGGCCTCAACTTTTACGTCTACCTCATTACTGATCTCGATCCTATAGGAACTGAAAAGTATTATATCGGCTCAGCTACTCGAAAAACATTAAAATAATATAGATCCTGAAGAGGATACTTATTATGGATCATCAACAGTTGAACATTTTAACACCCTCCAAAAAACTCGTTCACCTCAATTAGAGCGTGTTATCATTAAAACGTTTTCCTCTAAGAAAGAGTGTCTCGATTATGAAGAGAAGTTACAAAGGGAGCACGAAGCTGCTTCCAATCCTTTATTCTACAATCTAGCGTATGCTAACGGGGGACATCTAACGACTGTTGAATCAACATTAAAAATGGTAGAGACTAGGTCAAATAATATAGATTCAACAACTGGTTTAAATTCGTTTCAAATTGGGAGCATCAAAGCGCAAAAAACGATGTTGAATGATATCGATTTGAAGACTGGTTTAAACGTTATTGAGCGAACGGCTATCAAAGTTAATAAAACAAAGTCGATTATAAATCCAACTACTGGATTAAACATTCACCAAAGTGTAGCTATCCAAGCTGATAAAACGAAGTTGATTGTAGATTCATCAACTAGGTTAAACATTTACCAAAGTGCTGCCATCAAAGGAGCGAAAACAAAATCAATTGTAGATCCATCAACTAATTTAAACATCCATCAAAGTGTAGCGATCAAAGTTAATAAAACGAAGTCAATTATAGACCCATCAACTAGTTTAAACCTCCATCAAAGTGCTGCCATTAAAGCAACGAAAACTAAAAATGATCCTAACTGGAAAAATACTATCGGAAAAGAGTCTTCACAGAAGCGATTCAAAACTATGTATAACCACCAACGTTACGGATTTAATAATTTAGGGCAATTTAACACTGCACCAGCATTAGTTAAAGCTATTAAAAGGTGTTACGGATATAGCCCATCCACATCTAGTATTCAGATACTCAAGAAAACTAATTTCAAAACAACAATCACAAAAGGATCTTTCGCTAGAAGCCAATTCCTTCAATCATTACCAGAGAACCCTGTAGGTAAATCATACTATGATTTGGGATTCTATTACTACGAAGATGTTAAATCTTAATTCGTTTAACAGTGTAGTCCAACTTTTCTTGATTATAATACTTGACGCGTAACTGATAATGATTTAATCCGTAATTTTTATGCTTCTTCCACGACAAATCATCTGCGAGATCATATACTATCGCCTTATCTTTAGTTTCGTGTTTTCTCAACAAACGTCCTATGGCTTGAATGGTTCTGATGCGTGATTTCGTGGGATGAGCTAAAATCATTGAATGGAGTTTGTTAATTGATATACCCGTACCTATAACCGAAATATTTCCAACTATTATAGCATCATCGTGACCCTCTATAGCGTTTCGGATTTCTTCTCGGATATCACCTTTAACCTCTCCTGATATATAATACACTTGCCTATCAGGAGCCATCTCTGATATCCTTGTGAATAAATCCTCTCCTTGTTTGATGAAATTAAACAGCACTATCGTGTTACCTTTTTGCACACTAGCTAATTTGGATATAAAATAGTTGCGATTAGGGTTCATCACAATCCAATCAATTTCTTGTTGATATGTTAATCGTTTACAATCTTGTTTTAGTTCATCGGGATAGTCTAATAATAAACTTTCTATACGCATATCTGCCACAGTATCACTATCAATTAATTTTCTAGTTGTGGTGGTTATGTGTATGGGGCCGAAGAGACCTTGAAGTTGCAATTTGGTCGTTTTAGATTCGTCAGCTGATAATGTACCAGTTAATCCGACTTTATTTGGACAGTCTGTTAATTTATTAATGATATTTGTTATCGTAAGACCTTTTGCTAGATGGGCTTCATCAACCAGAACGCTTTTAAATTGGTTCCAATATATTGTCATAGAAGGATCTTTCAATACTTTTCCCAAGCTCTGCCAAGTAGCTATATACAATCTTCCAGGCCCATCTTTATTGGTACCACCTTTAATAATGTGGATATCTTCTTCGTTGAATGTATCATCGAGTGCAGAGTAGTCTAGTATATCAGCTTTCATCTGATTGACTAATGATAAGTTAGGAACGATTAAGAGAATTTTATCTTCGTGGCTATCTAACCAATATCTAATGAGTTGGTATATGATAGATGATTTACCGCTTCCAGTTGGGCTAAGGATAATACCTCTATTATTTTCAATAATAAATTTAATAGCAGTTTCTTGGTAATCGTAAAGGGTTATTATATTTTGTTTAATCGATATTGGGTATAATGAATGATCAAAGTCTGATGGACCTTTGAATGTATCTTTTATATCTTCTGAATATTCTAGGTTATTAGTATCACAATATTCTACTAGGTTATTATACAGTCCGATTGGGATTGTTCTATCTCGGATATTAAATAAGTGAACAAACCCATCCCATCGACCACTTTTATAAGCAGGCATAAAACGGTATCCAGAGACGCGGAATTTAAACTCTTCATCAATCTGAAGTAGATCACCTGTATCATCTGATGAGATATAAAGATATACATCATCTATTTTTGTTATGTCTATCATATCTAATATCCTCCAGCTTGAAATTTCCTCCAATCTATAAAGTTTTTAATCTTATACCCCGACACATTAAGAATAGAGATCACATCCTTTAGATAATCAACAATGACTTGTTGTAACTCAAGGATCATCTCAATTTCTTGAAGATCTTCATCTGCATTCAGATACTCTTTGATCTCTGTCTTCTGTAATGCATATTTGAAATAGGATTCACCATATCCAGCGTAGTAGCTATATCGATCTCTTCTGATAGTATCACGTTCTTGGGTATACTTCTTTAGTTTGATCTTTTCTTTATTAAGATATCTAAGCCATTTGGAAGATAGTAATGGGATGTTAATTGATACCAGATCAATTTTAGATTGATCGATACAAACGTCTTTCTCCCCTTCAATTTGATATTCATCTAGATTCATATCACAATTATACTACATGAAATAGTAAAAGTAAATAAAAAGATAAACTATATTATGAGGTTTAAACAGCTTCCATATTATATGTAGTGTAACTGAGGCTAACAGATGCTATAAGGGGTTCTCCAACACTCTCTGTACTGAAATCAATAGAACTAATAGTGGTAGGAAATATGTTATGGAATTTCACAACTCTGATTGAATTGTTTCTATTTGATTTTATATATAGCTGTGCTTCCATTAATTGATTTTGAAGATCCCCTGTACTCCTTCCGGTATCTGGATTATACAACTCCATGATCCAATTATAAATCTCTTTCCAGTTTTCATACTTCTCATCTACTATAAATGATAACTCTAATGAATCAAATGTAATCGTAGATCCAGGAAGGTTCCAATCAAGTCCTGGTGTGGGATTATTAATAGAGCTAATACTTATACCAGGAAGATTAACTTCCTTTAAGTGAAATGTAACTGAAGGCAGTTTCTGGAAAATTAATCTAAATGAATTTCCGCTTGCGGAATCTAGTTCCTCAGGGTCAAATAATGATTCGTTTGGTTTTCTCATATTAGTATTTATCGTATCTCGAGATTATTTACATCATTAATAATAAGATAAAACAAACTTAACCAGACCCTTTTTAGATTTATCAGTTTCTTTAAACGCTCTCAATGCAATCAGAAATTGATTCTTTCTTCTTTCATCGTTTACTGGATTTCCATTCATGATATTCTTGATATTAACTCCATTCAAAAGAATATGATATTTGAATCTAAAATCATTCAACATAAACCTAAGTTTTTCAGTTTTAATAATCTTAAATGCTGGAGTAACTGTATAAATAAATTTACCATCTTTTTCCACTACATACCATAATGGTTTATCACCTGAGAACCCTTCTGAACGATTACCTATATTAGTACCATCATCAATAATAGATCTATCAGTTACATTCTTAGCTTCAAGGCTGATTAATTTAATGAGTTTTTTGATATAATCATTTCGTTTGTATTGAGGATCAAGAGCAAGTCTCATCCAAGCAGCGTATCTTAATATACTATCTCTTGTTTGTTTAAGTTTCTTATGGTACGCTCCTCCTAGATATCGGAACTCAATACGATCATCATTGGTAAAATTAACACCAAAGAATTTTCCTCCTCTAATCATATCCTTTACTTTATTCTCTCCCCCTGGACCATCGACTTTTAAAGTTTGAAAATACTCGTTACTAGATACACCATCCCATTTACCATCTAAATCGATGATAAAATCTTTAACTGGTTTTGCATATCTATTATCTTTTCTATTAAAATCTTTATAGATAGCTCCTTCTTCAATAAACAAGATTAATTTAAGCCAATCAAATTTACTCATATCATATCCATCAAAACTCATATTAATATGTAAACCTGTATTATATTCATTCCCTGTATCACCATACAGATCGATCCATTTATACATCTTCATTAAAGCATCTAAACCATCTTTAAGTGTTAATATAGATGATACTATTTCAACTCCTCCAGCTTCTAAAGACTCATCTCTAGTAATTGTCCAAACAGTATAATCAACATCAGAAGAATTTATTTCAATTCTAGGTTCTCGACCAGTTATTTTAACTAAATCTTTCCAAGCAGAACCAGTTTTATCTATAACAAAATCCTCATTATAATAATTATCTATTACTACAGGGAGATCCAAGAATAATGTAGATTCATATACATCACCATCTTTAATATTAGTCACACCATAATCTGTTATTTCATATACCATTGATATAAATTCTTGATCCTCAGGGAAAAACCCTCCTAAATACTCTACGTAATCTACATACTCACCATACGACACATCATACGACACTGTATCAAAATATTCTATTACATCTGAATTAACAGACTCACCGTAATCATATGGATCCATAAAATCGAATTCTCTGAGTTCAGCTTCAAGCTCAACTCTTTCATAATTAGTAATACTATCACTATTTAATTTATCTTTTACATCAGCTATAGCATTATCAAGCATAGATCCCATATCAGAAACCCAGTCATTTCTAGCTGACACTAAATTATTACCATATTCTACCAATTGAAAAACTAAGATATCAAAATCTGATTGTATAACATCAATCTTAAATGTATTGGTCTCAATAAGATCACACTTAGCAATCTCAAACTCTATACCAATTCTTATATTAGTATCTTTTTCAGCTGTTTTGAAATCTTGAGCAGATACCTTCTCGAGTAGTGATAGTGCTGTGGAATATTCTAGAAAATTTTTCATGGTACCTCGTCAAATACATGTAATACTTTCTATTTATGCTTATTTTATTTACGATTATTCCCATGATTTAGAGTACTCTTCATCTTTAAATATTACCCCTAATCCAGTAATATGCTTAAAACGCAGAACCTCATCTTGTTGCATCCCAAACTCTTTCATAACTTGTTCATCTGACCAACCTCTACGGATTACATCAGCTACCATATCACTTGTAGGAATCACACCATGAACACCTCGAGCTAAATTATGACGAATCGTACTACTCATCCTATCACTAACAGAACTGGTAGTATCATTAATAATGCTAATAGGAGCATATCCGTGCAATCTCAGTTTTATATCTTTATCACCTTTAACTGACTTAGTCCTATGAGCACCATCAACAATCTCGTACCCTTCTTCATTCTCCATAGTAACGATGGGCATAGTGAAGCCGTCTTTTTGAATAGATAATTTCAGTAAACGCATTTCAGGTCCTGCTACTGAGTTGGGGTTCCAGTCATTAGGTTTCAATGTATCATTAGGTACCCATTTAACATAATCAACTGGTTCATTTTTAAATGGACTATATTCATGAATAGTTTTCCGAAGATCGTTAATTACTTCTATTAAAACTTCTCCTTCTAATTGAGATAAAAGATCAATGATAGAATCTTTGATAGGATCTTTAAGTGATAGAGCGGACTCATTTAATTGTTGTTCGATTGCATTCATAATATATTCCTTTGAGGTTGTAATATTACTATACCACATAAAATGACAAAAGTTAATATATTTTGATAAATAACTACAGAAACGCAAAAAGGAATAACGCACGAACATTATTCCTTTTCTAACACAACAATAAGGATAGTTATT